TGGGTGTAAAGTAATTAACTCGTCGCCAAACAATACTTCCATAGGGTGTTTTAAAGCCTTAAGAAACGTTTGGCGTTCCTTAATCTTAAACTCAATAACCGCCTTTTGTTCTTCGAGTTCTTTTAATTCAACGTCGCCGGTTAATGAGTAATCGTATTTAGTACCTACTTCGGCAACTTCTAATTTTGTTCCTGAAGCCGTAACGTGCGATTTGCCGTACTTACTAACCTCGTTTAAAATGTAATCTTTGTAATTACTATTATCTTTAATTTCCTTTATAAGCAAATCCATTTTAGCTAAATTTTCTGCAAGGTTTACAATATCGCCTGTTATACAAACATTATCTACTACATCGTTCGCAAGTTTCTTTATATCTTGTTTACTTATCTTTTCGTTTATTGCTGGGATCATTTGCTTATTTCTTTATTTATGCTTAAAAATATTGTTTCAATCTCTTTATTCAATTTGTATTTTTCTTTGATTTTTGCAACTAATCCACCGCCCTTAACGTATGCAATAGCTTTCTCAAATTCAGGCGTTCCTTTGTTTAACCAAGCTTTGCCATCGTCTTTTACAGTCGGTTTTACTTCTACTTTTCCGCTGGCTTTGTTTCCGTCGTCGTCGCTCATTATATCGTCGATTTGTAGGTTTAAAATGCTACTGATACAATAACGGCGTGCGTAAGTAATGCAACTGCCTTTATCCTGTGGCGTATCTTTTACGGGCTTCATTGTGTAGGTGGCTTCAATCCATTGCCCAGATGTATGCATTAATAAGCAATAAAGGGAGTTTTCATCTATTGGAAACATAGTTAGCGCCAATCCGCTTTCGGCTAATGGCTCGGTAATGGCTTCAATAATTTTAGGTAGTGATGCGTAAGTTGATTTAAAAAATGGGTTCTTCGCGTCCTTTTTAATTCCTTCGCATTTCACGTGAAACAGGATTAAGCCTTTTGCTAATTCATTGATTTCGTTTGATTTCATTTTGTTTAGTTTTAAATTTTATAAATTATTTTACTTCATATTTATTAATTAAATACTCATATACAGATACTGCTTCATTATGCCAATCTAAAATAATATAATTAAAACGATACGATATAACAAAAGAATTTGCTCTGTTTTGAGTTTTTTTATCATACCAAGCATAAATTTTTATATTTATTACTTCGTTTTCATAATCTATTTCGTCCGAATCTAAAAGCATTAATCTGCCTGGAACTTTGTCGAACCCACAAGCGTTGTTAGTAATTTTTCGTGTTTTTATTAATTCTTCTATTAATTCTTTTGATAAAGTCATTTTGTTTAGTTTTTAATATTTAAAAAAATCTCGTTCAGGAATTGTATGTTGTTTTATAATCTTTGATTGTCGGCTCTGTTTTAATATTATGTCTATTATAGTACTCCACTTTTCTTTTGATTTCTTTATTTTCATCTCGCGTTTGTTGGGTAAAAAAGATTTTTCCATAAAATGTAATTGTTAATAGTATAGATGTTACAAATAATATTACCATAAGTACTGAGTTAATTTTTGTTTTAAAATAATGTTATCAATAGCCTTTGTGAAATCAAAGCAAGTAACGATTATAAAATCGTATAAATCCTCTTCTCGATACTCTCGCTCGATTTCATCCCAGTAGTTTTGAAATGTCAAAGCATAAGCGCGTGTTAATAATTGCCCTGTACTGATATCGTTAGCCTCAAAGTATAACTTATCGTGGCGGTCTAGATATGTTTTAAATTGATACACAGGAATAACAAGGGAGTTATCGATGTAGTTGTTATCTACAATTTGCACGATAATATTATCGTCTTTTAAAACGAAATCAATGATTTCAAATAATCTCTTTTTTAGCATTTTGTTTTAGTTTAGTTAGTGAATAATTTTGTAACATTTTTGAAAGTGTTAATTTACCGCCGAGCGAATTAATTTGATTTTCGGATAGATAAATAATTAACGCTTTTTTTTTGTCTTGTTCTGGAATTGGCTTTCGCCCTCTTTTTTGTAGCATAGTTTTTATATTTGGTTAAAAATTGAATCGCCGAGTAAGGCGAGAATAATAATAATTGTTACTGTGATTGCGTCTTTTGTAGATTGTTTCATTTGTTTAGTTTTTTTGCGTCTTTTAAATTGTAGTAAGGGATTTCAATTAATTGAGAATTCTGTGTTCTATTATTTTTATTATTTAGAGATTCAATAAAATCAATTGCATCTAAAAAAGATTTAAATGTTTTAAATGTTTGAAAAATTAAACCTAATTCAATGCCATTTGTAATTACTAAAAAATTTGTAGATTGTTTCATTTTGTTTAGTTTTTAGTTTTAAAAATTGTGCGTAGCAGTCGCACCCCTGAAAGTTTTAAAAAATATATCCTACTTCAAGCATTTTATGTAAATCATTTACTTTTGATTCCCATAAAGCAATTTTATCATGGTATCTTAAATCTTCAGAAATTAAATTTTCTTTAGTAATAAGTTTTGTAAATTTTACAATTGATTGGTAAATTTCTTTTCTTAATTCTGTTGTTAATTGGATTGTCATTTTGTTTAGTTTTTAATTGTTTTTGTTTGTTTGATAAATCAAAGATACAACTTTATTTCATTCTACCAAATAAAAATAAGATATTTTTTTATTTTTTTTATGTTGTTTTAATAAAACTCAATGCAGTATTGAATTACAGCCGAAAAATAATTTTAAAAAAAAAGCAAAAAAAAACCTCAAATGTAGAAACATTCGAGGTTATCAAACTAAACTAAACTCTGAGAGATGCAAACATAAACAAAAAAACTCGATGTAGAAACATCGAGTTATACCCTTTAATCAATAAAAACTAAACACTAAAATATAATTCTGCTTCTGCTATTCTTCTTCTAGTTAATCCTTTTAATACCATTAACTTACCTCCTACTCTAGCTTTATTCCATTTCATAAACTCATCTTTAATGCTTGCATCATTAGGATTAGCTTGTATCTTTTTCTTTAAAGTAGATTTAGAAAATGCTCCTATACCTAGATTATAAACAAAGGACAAACAGGCATCTATTTTATTCTGGTTTAAATCTAGGCCGTGTAAAGAAATAGCTTTAGATTTCAATTCCCACATCAATAAATTATCTGCTTCTTTCTCATTGATAACATCTCCTAGTTTAACCTTAAATCCATTGTTATACATTGTACTCCCGTAGCCGATTGTTGGCACAGATGCCGGGCATAAATAAGCATTTGTTTTAAATCCTTCAAACTGCTTTATCAAATCTATACAACTCTTTGAGGCCGTCATTTTTTAATCAATAAAATGTTTACAATAATCGAGCAAAGCAAAGCAATAATTAACCACATTAACCAGCGATTTTTAGCAGTTACTTTATTCTGCAATTTAGTATTCTGCGACGTTAATTCATTGCATTTTTTATTAACAGCCATTAACTCTAATTCACAGGATTTAATTTGTGCGCTGTCTTTAATCGTTTTAATGATTGTGTTTATTTTTCCAATGCTTGCAATATAAACAGGCTTATCAATTAATTGCGTTCGGCTATTTGTAAGCCATATCGTGTCCGTAGGAATTGAATCGTAATTAAATTGTATTACTGTGTAAGTTGTATCATATTTTACAACCGTGTCAATTTTTGATATTACACATGGCAAAGAATCTTGGCAGTAATTAGCCAACAATTCTGGATAATCTTTATTTATTTTTTCAATTGATTTCTTTGCCATTTTTGAAGTCATACAACCGCATAATAAAAGCAAAAAAATAACTTTAAATTTCATAAATAAATTTTATTAAGTACCAATAAAAAAACACCATTAAAATAATGCAACAGCAATAAAAAAAACTATCGTTATTTTTCACGCTTTAAAAATCCGCCTGTTGAATTTGTAAATAAGTTTTTCATAATGTACGCAAGACCTGAAGTAAGTGCCATTGTGCCGATTGCTTTCCAATCAAACACTAAACTCCCAGCTTCAACAGTTTGATACACTACAGTAATAACAGTTGACAATACTGCCATAATAAGACCTTTGATAAAGTCGCTTGAATTAAGATTTAAGAATGTACTCATAATTTATTTTTTTGATTTTTTATAAATAGAATAAACGCCACTTGTAATCGCAACAAGCGACGCAACAAAAGTTAATATTGGTTGTATATCGGATAAAGATATTACTGCGCAAAAACCACTAATCGCCGTTAATGGTGGATTATATTGATTCATTATTGATTATTAATTTTAAGCGTCTTTAATTCTGTGATGTCATAAATTACATATTGTATAAAATCAGGCAAATCTTGTTCCGAAATTTCAAAAGAATTTGGAAATGCTCCAAAGATTGGATGATCTTCCATTATACCTGAATAATTAGATAAATCCACTATTGTATAAGTATTAGTATTTACGCTGTTTATTTGTCTTATGTGCTTCATAATTAATCAGTATAATATGTACAAGTTATAAAAGCATTTACCGCTGTTGTTGCCGTGTATCCTAAATTAAATTCAAATCCATTGTTAGCGGTATTATTTCTTAAAAAACCCCTTGTACCACTATTTGTTAATGTTGATTGATTGGTAATATTAACGCTGCCAACTATTGGATATAAGTTATTCAATGCGCTTGTTAATCCTGCTGGCTTTGAAGGTGTTGGGGCATCGGATGGCAAAGCTACCGTTAATGTTGAATTTGCAGAACCTGCATTAGCATAAACTAATGAAATGTTTATCGTAACCATTTTGCCGATACGTGTCCAACGATACGTTAAATTACCCGATGTTGGCGCAGTACCATTCCAAGCAATAGAACCTGTGTATGTGCCTGATGTATCTTTAAATGGTAAGGCTTGGGCGTTAGCCGATGCTGTTGTATTATTTGCTAAAAAAGAATAAGGTTGAATAGATTTCCGTTGAAATAGTGTTGTATCAATTAACGAAGTAATAATTCTATTCTTCCAAACTTTTTGTGTATCTGAATAAACAATAATTTGATTGTTTAATATATTGTTTATCTGAACATCATGTACTTCATTTAATTCAACCCCATTTTGTGGCTTAATGTATGCAAGACCATTTCCATTGTTTGCCCTTTCCACAACTCCCAAAAATACACCATGATATGGTGCTTGTGGTTTAACTTTTGTAAATTGTCCATCAAGTGAATCCAACCAAAGAACATCACCTTCATTATACGAACCAAGATTTAATTTTTCAATTTGTCCCTGTGTTAAAACAAACCCTGTCTCACCTGCAGGAATGTCCCTTCTAACTAATCCCAATGTTTTTGATGAAGTAGAATCTTGTTTATTGTTTGCTCTTTTTACAGATGCAACATTTCCATTTGAACTAAACAAATAAACAACTTCACCTTTCAAAAGTGTTGTTGCTGTTGCGTTATGTACTTGTGCAATTACTACTTTTGAAGTATCATTACCTGAACCACCGCCAA